GTCAACTAACACCCGGTCTATGCGACTACGCAATTCAAGCCATTGTTTGGGAGTGTAATCAGACCCTGCTATCTGTATGCGCTCGTCCTCAAAGACGACGCACTCGTCTCCGACCTTCACATGGGTGAGGATTAATCTCCCTGGCTTGGGGGGTGCGCCGTTCTCTAGTAGACGCACCCCTGAGTATTTCAGCTTGACCATCTAGACACACTCTATTACTACAGAGCAACAGAGCATGATGGGGTCATCGCCGCCTGTGCCTTCAGCCGCCTTTTTAACATCTACGCCGATCACGTTGCCTGGGGCTACGAGGCCCGAAGCGTCGAAGGCAGCAGATACGTCGGCTACGGCGAGGTCGTTGGCTGCTACAGCTAGTGAGGCAGCTGTGATACCGTCAGTGGTCGCACTGGTGGTCTCGTCATCGACTCCACCAGATACGTCTATGGTATAGGTATCTGAGGTGTCCAATAGAGTACCAGTACCGCACCACCACAGGTAGGCAGCCTGTACGGCCACCGTGTTCTGGGGCACCATGAACGCTGCGCCTACGGCAGCATCGGTGTCATCCAGCCCTACCCCATGGAAGTCGCCGTCGAAGTCCTGGGGGGCAGCGGATTCGGTGTATGGGAACTGTAGATTGATAGTCTCTTCATGGAGAGGCTTGATGTCGAAGGCTACCCTCTCCGTGTCGATGGCAAAGCCTACGACCTGGTTCAGGGCTTCGGCTGTGGTGGTGAGGTTGATGCGGGTAGCAGTTATGTCACCAGCGGTCTCACTCAGGAACATCGAACTACCCTGTGTATACGGGGCATCGGTATCCCTTATTATGCCACCACGGCAGAGTACGCCTACATCGCCAGAAGCGAAGCTGTTTACGGCTACGGCTTCGGCGAATTTCGAGTTGTCGGTTGCGTCGGCGAGTTCCCAGTCGGTGCCGTCGAAGTACAGCATGTCCCCGGCGGTCACGGCTGTGGAGCCGATGGTTGCAGAGAATTTATCTCTTGCCTGTTCAACGTGTGGATCAGCCATTGCTAATACCTCATCATCAGATTACGGAACTATGCTCAACGAGGTTTGGTTATCGTTAGGCAGCGGAGTCGATACCAGCCAGCCCTGCACAGGACTTGGCAGAGTAGACGACTGCATTAAGGTAGACAGCCATACGGTAGACATCCTCGTTCTTGTCGAACTTGGTGCCCAGGCGTTGGATGTCAGGATCGAGGACTGCGCCGTTGTGGATGACCGTCCATCCCTGCTTCTCCTGGCCTGTCTTGATGGCGTAGATGGTAGTAGCAGTGGAGGAACCCCAGCCCCCGGCGTTCTCGTATTGTTCGGAGTTGGAGATGTAGTCGTTGATGACTACGGGTATGCCATTGTAGAGGACATACTGGTGACCAAACATCTCGGCTGAATTGAGCAGTACGCCTGAGCCTGTGGCCCTGGCGAGGGAGGTCAGCTTACGGCGCATGGTCTTGTTCATCATCAGGAAGTCGGGCTTACCGTTCTCCACCAGGTCGATCATGGCGTCCAGGCGGTCAAGGGTGAGTTCGGTCTCTGCCCCGGCGATGGTGGAAGGCTGTGAGCCGTCGTCCATCATGAGGAGGCGAGAGTCGCTGATGAGGAGGGAGGTCAGTCCCTCTGGTTCGGTGGATGTGGCACCGGAGTTGCCAGTGATCAGGAGGTCTTCCAGCTTTCGGGCGACGGACTTGGCCATCTTGGAAAGGAGGACTGCTTCCTGGGACTGTACGTTGTCAACAGTCTGCATGGCGAAACGGTCAAGAGGGTGCTGTATGCCCACGGTGGTGAGGGACACGGTCTTCTTCGTGTAGGTCGGTTCGGTGTCAGACCAGATGTCTCCTACCTGGTGGGTGGCGGCGGCTCCCAGCGTGCTTTCCCGGTTGTAGACCAGGGAGTTTCCGCTGAAGCTGGTGAACTGGAGGAAGGGGGCCAACTCGGATGCGGTGATGATGTTATCGAACACACCAGCCGTAACATCGTCGTTAGCCAACTTCTGATATTCACTAAGTGTTGGCATCTCATAGTCCTTATAAGTTACGTCTTCTCAGCCCCCGTTCTATGAGGGCTGAACCACGGAGTTCTTCATTCCCGCCTGCGATAGCTGCCCCGGTGTCGAGGTCGGCTACGCCTGCTTTCTCAAGGGCGTTCTTGGCGGCGTTCTTGGCTTCGTCAGAAAGCTTCTTACGCTCGTCGGTGGCCCTTCGGCGTTCTTCCTGGGCTACCATCTTGGCGGCATCTATCTGGATATCGTAGATACCCTCGTAGTCGCCCGTCTTGGCTTTCTCCCAGGCTGCTGCCCAGTCGCTCTGGATCTTGACCGCATCGTCTTCACTGATGAAGAGATTGCCATCTGTGTCCTGAACGGTGGAAAGGAGGCGGTTCATCTCTTTGTCGTAACGCGAGTTGTAGGCACGCGTTGCTTGTCCTTGAGCCAATTCCTGGTTCACTTGTGATATTTGATCCTGCACTTCGTCGGTGTCGCCGTGCCTGGCTGCGTCCATATAGAGACTGAACACCTTACGCATCGCCGTCAATTCATCACGGAAACCAGCAAATTCCGCATCCCTGTCCGTATCCCTACGGCGTTGGCCGTCCTTGGAACGCAGGTCGTTCTCCATCTTCTTGACCTGGGCCTCCAGTTCGGCTGCCTTCGCCTTGTAGTCAACTTCTTCTTCGGGGGTCTCTTCGGTAGTCTCTCCAGCCTCTTCGGGGACAGGCTGTTCCTCTACCTGGGGTTCCTCTTGTGGGGTCGTTACCATGCGATGCTCCTTGTAATGGAGGGATCACTGTGGAAAAGTGTAAAGCTTGTCATCATGTAGTGTCAATTTAAGGCGCGGTGAGTTTGCCCTGTACTTCCTGTACGAAGAAAGCCTGCTTGGTAAGGAGAAGGTCATACTTGAAGAGGGCATCAAATAGTTCTGAGTCATTCATACGGAGGGTCTCTTTGTACTTCCTTATCTGGTTGTCCACATAACGGACGAGTTCTGCATTACCCTCTTTCCTGGTCTCTTCAGGAGTGCCCCTTTCCGACGGCAGCACGGTTACTGCTTCCTTCTGCTGCTTATCTGTCATGTCTCGGATCTGCAAGTACATATGGGCTTGATTGGAGGTGAGATCGAGAGTAGTCCCATCCTCAAATCTTATACCTGCCATGGTGTGGTCTTCAGGGTAGGCTAGCAGGTCGTTGACCGCGTCATAGTACCTTACCCCTATGATATCCATGGCCCTCTCGTAGTCTTTAGCCTGGGTGGTCGGCGCATTCAGACCTGTATTACGCTTCACGGTATCCTGGAACTCAGTATTCTGACCCCTTAACCAGGCTTCTAATTCCTGCCAACCTTCAGGAGTCATCACATCTGAGTAGTTCACCTCCCCGGTCTCATCATCCGTCTTTAACGTAGAGCCTGTGGTCTCCGCTATCTCAAGGGATATCTCCCTTATCTTGGCGTAGTAGAAGTCTAATGCCTCTTCAGGCTCCTCGATGTTATGTTCGTAGGTCACTTCACGCTGTGCGGAGAGTTTGGCTTTTCTCTTCTTGTAGGCATCTATCCAGTCCCTGGCACCCATGGTCTGGTCATAGACATTACCATCTGCGAATTTGGCATCGTCCTTCTCTTGCTCAGACACCTGCCTATCTTCCATATCCAGCACTTTGACCCGTTGTTCTGCCCACGGCTCTCCTTTCTTGGCCAGGGAGCGGATGGCCTCGTCGTAGGCGTCAAAGCTGCTAGGATATTTATTCCTGAAGGCTACCTGGTCAGCGGGTTGTAGGTCTGCAAACTCCGCAATAGGCTTCGACTGGTCAACGGTTATGGTCTCTCCCTTCCAGTTGACCTCATATATCTTGTCAGGCTCGATGTCATTGTCGGCAACGTACTGTAATACCTGCTCCTGCCTGATCTCTTTAGCCTCTCGCATGGCGTCATATTCAGTCGAGATGCCAGTCCTTAAACCCAAGAAGGATGCTACGGTGGTAAGCGCACCTTCACCCTCAAAGTGGCCTTGTATGGTAAAGGGTAGACTGCCAGTGCCCTGTAGCTTGAGGAAGTCTTT